GGCGAACACGGTGCCACCGAGGCTACTCGCACCAACGGCGAGATCCACAGTACTGGCGAAGATGCTCGTTGTGCCCGCCGTAGTCACCGCCGCCCCCAGCTGCGTCCATGATCCACCGATAGCCGAGGCGGTGTAGAAGGTGACCGTCTTGCCGCCGGCACCGTTGTTGACGTCGAGCGTGGCCCGGACCGCGAGCCTGCCCGCCGAGGCAGACACGGGCGCGGTGGACACCACTGACACCAGCGTCCCGGTCGTGCCGTCGGTAGTCCACACGAGCAGCAGATTCCCGTTGCCGGCGAGGAAGAACCCATACGAGAACTGGGCGTCGACCTTCGCGACGAGGACTGTCAGATACGTAGGCCGCCACGTCACCGGCTCCAGTTCGACACGCACGTCAATGTCGCCCGTGATGTCCAATACCGCGGTGTCCGGTGTGGACGCATAAGTACCATTCATACCCAGCAGCGACAATCCGACCTGCGGATTGCCGATCCGCACTCGGAGCGGCGACCCCACACCCACCTTCGCGTGCACTGGACTGCGCGGATCCAGTGGCGCCCACTTCGACCCCGGACTCTCCAACGTCAACCCAACCTCAGTGGGTACCGCCTCGCTGTGCGAGTCCTGCATGCCGAACGTGACGCCGATCGACGACCGGGACGCGTCCAGGTCCTGGGCCGAAACCGTGTTCCACGCGCCGTCGTAGAACACCTCGACACGCGCGTCGGGCGCACTCATGACGTCGCAAAGAATCGTTCGGCCGAACCGCGAGCCTGGCGACTGATCGCCTCCCGCAAGTCGGCGACCAACTCGTCCCTGCTACCCAAGTACCGCCCGAAGTTGAAGTTGTTGATCACTGTTCCCGAACCGCCCATACCCCCGCCGCCACCGCGACCTGAACGCGCCATCAGCCGATCGGTCTCGTCCGCCGTAGCGACCCACCCGTCCCGATTCGGGAAAACGAGCTCGGGCCCTTCCTCGCCGACCAGGTAGGGCTCGCCGGCCTTCATCGGGCCACCGCTCGCCAGACCAGCGATGTAACGGCCACCAGAGGACGAGAGGATGTCACCGGTCGTCTTCACCGTGAGGTAGACCGTCTTGTTCTTCACTCGCGCCAGGGCGTCTTCGACGCCACCAACGACCGGACTGGCGAGGTCTTGCGCGGTGAGTGTGATCTCCTTGCCGTTCGGGAGGATTGCGATCGCGGTCCCTGCCTCGTTGACCTTGATCTTGACGCCGAGCGCGGCCAGCGCGGTGGCGTCCATACCGCCGATCATCTGTCGCAGTGCGGGCGGCGCGTCGTTGCCAGAGATCGACGCCAAGCGCAAGATCTCGTTGTTCTGCGCCTCCATCTTCAACCGGGCCTTCTCCGCGGCGTCCGCGCCGATGTAGTTCGCCTCGGCCAGAGCTCCGGCCGCCGCCACGGACTGCACGACCGATTGCTCCCACCCGAACATCGCCGCCGTGGCCTCCGTACTGCTGATGCCGTGCTCGTTGATCGCGTCGATGGCCCGCTGGTGGGCCTCGGTTTCCGCGTTGACGGCTGTGCGGTAGGCGAGGTTCTTGTCGACGAACCCCAGCATGACCTCGTTCAGCCGGATCAGCGCCGCGGTGTGCTCCTCGGTCTTGCTGGCGTTGGTGGCGGATGCGTCCGAGAGTTCCTTCGACCTGGCCGTGGCATCCGCCATCGTGCCGTTGGTGTTGTTCAGGACCTCCTTGAGGAGCTTCGCTTGTGTGGCCCAGTAGCTCGTCACCTCGACCGAGCTGTTTCCACTTTGGACATACGAGGTGCCGTTCTGGATGATCTTGTCCAGTTGGGCGTTGAGGTCCTTTTGGGCGTTCACGTTGCCCAGGTAGCCGTCGGTCACCTTGGGCAGGCTCAGGCCCAGCTCGCGTGACACCGCGAGCACGTTCTTGCCGGTGTCGGCGACCTGGGTGTCCTGCAGTTGCTTCGCGGCCTGTGCGCGGATGGACTGTGTGACCACGCCGTTGGTTGCGGCCAGCGCCTTGGCCAGGTCTTCCACGTTCGCCTCGTGCTGCGCGGCCGCTTGTGCGGCGAGCTGCTGTTCGTGGCCGAGCGCGCCGAGGATGACGCCGAGGCCGGCGGCGGCGACCCCGAGCATGCCGAATCCGCCGGCGAGGCCGGACAGGCCGGCCTTGACCTTGCCGCCGAACCCGGTCGCTTCGCTGATGTCGGTCTTCACCTTGGCGAACTGGGCGGAGAGCCCGCCGAAGGTGATCGTGTCCAAGCCCTTGAGCGCGGCGCCGGCCGTCAGCACCACACCGAGGAAGGCGCCGAACTGTGCGGGCGCCATGCCCACGATGGACAGCAGGCCGGACAGGACGTTCAGCGCCTGGCCGGCCGCGCCGAACAGCACCGGCAGCGCGCCGCTGGACAGCCCGGAGATCGTGCCGGTCAGCTGGTCGAACACCTGCTCCAGCCGCTTCACTGTGGGCTCGCCCTCGTTGGCCAGCCGGGCGAACAGGTCGCCGGCGAAACCGAGCGCGGTACGGATGATCTGGCCGAATTCTCGGATGATCTTCCCGGATGAGTCTGAGCCCTTCGACATGTTGACGAAGAAGTCGGTGGTGCCCCTGCCGACGTCGATGAGCAGGTCCCGTACGCCTTCCATCGGGGCCTGCGAGGACTCGACGGCGGCTTCGAGCCCGGGGAACGCTTCCCGGATGAGGCCGTCGACGCCGTCGGCGAAGGCCTCGACCGCCGGCGCGCTGTCGCGGAACAGCCCGGCCATGCGGGGCTGCAGCGCGTCGAACGTGCCGCCGATCTGGTCACGGATTCCCAGCAGGGTCGACGCGAGCGGCTCGGCCGCGGACTTCGTCCCGGTCGAGATTTCGTTCCACAGGTCGTTGAAGCTGTCCTTGACGTCCTGATTGGACGATGCGACCGCGAGGCCGACGGAGCCGGCGACCAGCGCGGTGCCGCCGAGCGCGGCCGCGATCCCCAGGCCGGCGGCCGCGGCCGCCGCGGCCGACCCGCCGAGGGCAGCGGTGGAGATCTTGCCCCACCGGTCGAGCCGGCTGGCGGCGTCGTCCGCTGCCTTCGCGACCTTCTTGAAGGCCGGGCTGCCCCTGTCGATACCCAGAATGGTGAAGATCAGGTCACGTGAGCGGCTGGCCATCTACCTCACCCCCTCGAACTACCTGCCCGACTTGCGAGCTGCATCGGCCTTCGCGCGGATCGTGCGAAGGCGGTCATCCGCGATCGCTTTGAACAGCTGGAAATCCGTACGACTCATTTCGTCCACAAAGGACGGTGGCCATTCGAACAGCTCGAAGAAGACCCGCTTGTACTGCGTCAGCTCGGAGAGGAGCGAGGGCCACGCGGTTTGGTCGACCTCGTGGACCGGGGGGAGGAGGATTTTGCCGGTGCGGGGGTCGCGTCGGACCCCTTCGTAGGGTCCGGCTCCTCCATCACGAAATGCAGTCTCCCCATGGGGAACTCCAGCGCGGCGAACTCGACGTGGTGGTCGCTCTTGCGCATCGCCAGCCAGTAGAACGCCGCCATGCCATCCGGACCGTGCAGCGCCAGCTCGGACACGAGCCGGTGGTAGGGAACGCCGGTCACCTCTTGGAGCAGCTTCGCTTCCCGGTTCGTGACCTCGGCGAGGGTGATCGGGTACTCCCGCCCGTTCGGATCGATGAACTTCGACATTCGGTTGAGATCTCCTCCGCTTCAGATCTTGTCAAGGAATTCCTCGACCTTGTCCAGCGCCTTCTCGCGCACGACCTCGCCGCCCCGCTCCGCGGGCTCGTCGAACCACTCGACCGGCGCGACGGTCTGGTTGACCCACTTCTCCCGGTCGGCGAACACGGGGTGGCGCCAGCGGCCGCGGTTCATGGACTGCGGCAGCTGCTGCTGATCGGCGGGCATCCGTTTGGCGTCGGAGCGGATCCGCACCGACGCCGTGTTGCCTCCGGTCGTGACCTGCGTGCGCACCGTGCGCGCCGCTGCTTCCCGTAGCCCGGACGCGCGGTGGGCACGGAGCTTGGCCGCGGGGCCGGCCTTGCGTTTACCCAGCAGCCGCGCCGATCGCGCGGCGCGGGCCGAGGCGCCACCGCGGGTGGTGGTCGAGGTCTTGATGCCCTGCACGCGGGCTTTCTGCGCGTCCTCGATCGGCTTGGCGTTGGCGCGCATCGAGTCCCGCACCTCGCGCAGCAGGCTGCCGTCGCCGGCTTGTTTCAGGTCGCGGGCGAGTTGGCTGAACTCCTCGGTGCCCTCAACCCGCAGGTAGGCAACCACGTCTATGCCTGCCCGCCGGCGGGCAGTTCACGCCGCTGGTCGAGCCGCACGGCCTGGGCACGCACACGCGGGCGGGCCGCGACGTCGATACCGACCGCGACCGGCACCACCTGCTGCGGGCCGAGCTCGCCGAGCACATACCGTCGGTACTCGCGGGTCGGCATGAGCAGGGTGCAGCCGAGCTCGCCGAGCAGGTAGGTGTGTCCGGTGGGGACGAAGCCGCCGGCGGCCTGGTCGGTCACGGGGTGGCGTCCGAGGTCTGGTACTCGACCTTGATCGAGGTGGTGCTGTTGTCGATGACCTTCCAGGGCAGGGTCTGCTTGACGATCTCGCGGCCGCCGATGGCGGGGGTTTCGCCGTCGAACCGGATGTTCGCGGTGAGGACGGTCTGGAAGGTCAGGGCGTCTTCGATGATGCCGCCGGCGAAGGTGAGCACGAGCGCGGCTTCGGTGCCGTTGACGAACCGGTTGTAGGCGGTCAGGGACTCGAACTCCGGTTCCATGGTGCCGGAGAACTCGCGCAGCGCCTGCTCCAGCGGCTGCTTGCGCAGCTGGGAGCCCATGAAGTAGCGGTCGTCTGCGATGCCGTTCTTGCCCTCGACCGACACCGACTTGACGTCCAGGTTGGAGCTGGCGACCGACAGGGTGCCGTTGACGAAGGTCATGCCGCTCAGCCCGGTCGGGTAGGAGACCGCGGCCAGAGAGGTGGCGGTGTCCTCGTCCTCGCCGAGCATGCTCATGGTGAGCACCGCGAGTTCGGACACCGCCGCCTCGAGCTTCCAGGAGGCGACGGTGCAGCCGTGGTAGGTGAACGGCCGCACGGTGCCGGTGACGTCGGGGCGACCGACCTGGATCGTCTGCCCGGTGGGGAGATCACCGGGGGTGAAGGTGTGCCTGTAGACGGTCGGCGAGTTCGCGGCGTCCGGCTGGGAGGTGACGGTCCCGCCGAGCGCGTGCTTCCACCACCGGCCGAAGCCCTTGTTGCCCATCTCCATGACCACGTCGCCGGACACGGACTTCTTCCCCGGGTACCACTGGGCGGAGCGCAGCACGCGCTGGCCGGCGCGGATGCCCTGAGACTCGATGCGTTCGATGTCCAGCTTCAGCGACTCCGACCGGAACTCGAACCCGCGGTCGGTAGTGACCGGGGTGCCGTAGACGGTCTCCTCGGCGGTCATCAGCTGCGCGGACATGCCGCTTCCGATACCCACTTACTTCGCCCCCTTCCGGGTCGTGCGGGCCGGCTGGTCGCCGTTCGCGGTGTTGTCGCCGCCGGCGCCCGCCGAGCCGGCAGGCGGCGTCTCAGCGGGCTTCTCGTCGGGCACGGACGGCGTCACAGACGGCGTCTGGTCGCCGCCGCCGTCCGGCGGGTCGTCGCCGTCCGGCGGGGTGTCGGCGACCTGTTGGGCCTGGAGCCACACCTCCAGGGCCTCCAGCACGTCCTCGCGTTGCGAACCGTTCCGTTCGGCGGTCAGCAGCCGCCGCGCCCAGTCCTTACGGGCGTCGAGGTCCTCGACGTGGTTGAGCCAGCCGAGGATCTCCCCGCGGCTGGTGTCCCAGGTGGACTGTTCGACCAGGCTCGCGCCGAGCGCGTCGTCGACCTCGATGGTCTGGCCGCGCCGCACGACCACGTCATGCAGGGCGGCGAGTTCGACCCCGTCATGGGGTCCGTGATAGGTGATCCGCACAGGGGACTCCTTGGCATGCCGAAGAACCCGCGCGACCGCACGGGCAGAAACCGTTGGGGATGCGTGGCTCAGGAGAGCCGGAAGTTGGCGCCGACGTCGTAGGTGAGCACGGCGAGCGCGCCGTCGTCGTCGGCGTCGGAATCGAGGTCGACCGCGGTGACCCCGACCCAGATGACCTCACCCGGCTCGTAGCCGGCCAGGCTGGCGGTGGCGGCGATGTTGTTCTCGATCACCGCGCCGATCGCGGTCGCGCGGGCCTCGGCCTCGTCCTGGTCGCCGCCCGGGATGTCGACCACCACGTTCAGCTTGATCGTGAGGGTCTCGTCCCGTTTGAACCGGGCCCGGCTGCCGCCCATGACCGGGTAAGACTGCTGACCGAACACGCGGTCGGTGTGCACCAGCTCCCGACCGTGCTCGTGGCCTCGGTACCCGTAGGTGACCGTCACCTCGGTGGTGGTCTCGTCCGCGGCCAGCCAGGACGCGACACTGTCGAGCAGCGCTCTCTTGGCGCGGCGGGCGTTGGTGCCGGCCATCAGCGCACGCCGCCGTGGAACAGGCTGTTGTACTGCGGGTCGAAGTTCAGCGGCCGGCTCGCCGGCACCGACCGGCCATCGCCGGCACCGGCACCGTCGCGCAGCGAGTACCGGCCATACACGCCGTCGACCTCGGGGATGCCGGTCTTGTAGGCGCCGGGCTGGTCGAGCCGGTAGTTGGTGCCCTCGGCGGTGGTGAAGGACAGTGCGCGGTCCGGGACGCCGGAGCGGGTGACGTTGCACCACGTCCGGAACCGGGTCTTGGCCGCGCGCACCAGGTCCGCCGGCGGCCGGGACAGGCCCAGCTCGTACTCCACGATGACGTTGCGGCGCCCCTCGGTCCACACAGCACCGTCGGTGCGGACCAGTGTGTTGTCCGGGGTGAGCGCGAGCGCGGCCAGCGCGCCGGCGGACAGCGGCACGAACGTCCCGTCGACCCGCGGGGCGAGCTGCACCGCGCGGATCGTGCGGAGGTCGTGGCCAGGTAGCAGCACCTCGCCGGTGCCGGTGCCGTCGAGGACCTCGCGGCGGTAGCGGCCGAAGAACGACCGGTCGGTGATCTCCTCCAGCTCCTGCTCGGTCTCCAGCAACGCGGCCGCCAGGTCGGCGGTCGTGTACTTGCTGGTGTTGGCCAGGATCGGGTCCGACGCGCGGGCCTGGGCGAGGGTGAACAGCCGGCCGCCGACGATCTCGACCTCGTCGACCTCGACCACCGCCGCGCCGGCGATCGTCGCCGACCACTCCACCGTCAGCAGGTCCAGGCTCGCCCGCGGGGTGAGCGCGAACGTGTACCGGCCGGTGCCGGCACCGGCGGAGGTGGCGTTGCCGGTCTGCACGCTGTCGCCGTTGGCGTCGGTGATGGTGACGGCCACGGGCGTGGTGGACGAGTCGGTCGGGGTCTCGCCCACCACGAAGGTGTGGTCGATCGCCGCGGCGGCGGTGCGCAGCACCCGGGTCAGCATCAGGACACCCAGACGCTGCCGGTGACCGCACCGGTGGTGTCCAGGTACAGGCCCGCCGTACAGCGCACCCCGTCCGGCACGCTGATCTGGACGTCCTCGCCCGAGGCGAGCTGTGCGGTGGCGATCACCGTCCCGGACGCGGCCGACGCGTTGTCGTAGAGCACGACCGTGTTCGCGCCGGCGCTGGCGTCCCGGATGGACAGCCCACGGAACGCGCAGGGGACGGCGCTCACCGCGCCGTCCCCGGTCACCGCCTTGGCGCTGGCCTGCGCGGTCATCAGCGGACCTGCACCGCGACCTGCACCAGGCCGGCCGGGATCGCCAGCCCGGACCCGGAGTGGGTGAAGTGCGCGGTGAGCACGTCGCCGGCGGTGGCCAGCAGGTCGCTTGCCGTCGAGGACAGCGTGAGCGCCTCGGGGGTGGTCGCGACACCGTTGCCGGAGGAGTAGGCACGCGCCGTGGCGGGGATGACCACGCCCGCGCCGGTGCCGCGGTTGCGGGGGGTGAGGGTGAAGTAGTTGGTGCCGTTCGCGGTGATCGCCGCGCCCGGCACCCACTTCCAGCCGGTGATCTTCGCGTTGAACGGCAGCACGACGATCGGGACCTCGACCGGGGTGCCGGCCGCGGTCGGCGGCACCTCGGCGGAAAAGATCTGATCGCCGCGCAGCTCAGCGACTGTGGGCATGGGTTACTCCTTGCTCAGATTGGAAGGTCACCGGCCGGACGCACAGCGGAGGGGCGCGTCCGGCCGGTGGACTGAGGGGATTGGGGTCAGAGTTCGCGGGTCACTGCGTGTTGCGCTGCAGGCCGCGGTACTCCAGCGGGGTGCCGCTGTAGATGTGGCGGATCTTGTAGGTGACCTTGTCCGCGTCGAAGTTCGAGCCGACGCTCGGGTCGGCCTGGGTGAACAGCTCCGGGTCCTCCCGGCCCTGGTAGAAGCCCACCTCGATCGTGGGGCACATGTTCGGGTCGGCCGCCAGGAACCAGTCGTTCTGATCGGTCCAGTAGTCGATCACGATCAGGTTCATGCCCTGGTACATGTTCGGCCGGTCAGCCGGGTCGTTGCTCGTGGACGGGATCGCCACCGCGCTCTTGGTCAGCTGGAAGCCCAGCGGCCCCAGGGTCGTCGGCACGATCAGCGTCCTCGGCTCGGTGGACAGGATGTTCGCCGAGTCGCCGTAGCCGGCCTGCTGACGCATCTTCACCCACGACGCGTCCAGCGCCGTCTGGGACAGCGCGGCCGCGGTGGTGTTGTTGTGGCTGGCGTGGAACAGCGCCGTCGCGTCGAAGGTCGTGGCGGCGTTGGTCGGGAAGATGTCCCACACGAACCGGTACAGGGTGATCGCCGCGGCGAGACCGAGCAGCCGCGGAATCTGCCGGATGGCACCGATGTCGTCGTTGGCGATCATCTCCAGCGTGAGGTCCTCCGTGCCACCACGCTTGATCACCGAGTAGACGGCTTCCTCATCCGTCGGCGAGGGCAGCGGCTGGTAGGGCGCACCCTGGTTGACCTGAGGGAGCAGGCCGTAGCCGCCGATCCGGGTCCGGCGCTGCTGGCGGAAGTCGTTCACCGGCACGATGTCCGACACGACCTGCCGCCACGACTGCAGGCTCGGCTGGTTGTACAGCGCGATCATGCGGCGGGTGACCGAGTCGCCCAGCACCTGGTCCCAGCTGGCCGAGTTCAGCGATTCCGTAGAGCGCTTGTCGCCGGAGTCGAACCGGCCGTGCGACTCGCGCAGGATGACCTTGTTGTCGTCCTCGTCGAACGCGAACCGCCTGCCGCTGAAGTCCTGGAACGCGTGTTTGAGGCTGCGGTAGCCCTCGCGGTAGTTCCCGGCCCAGAACGCGTCCAGCGCGGCGACCTTCTTCTCGTGCGACTCCTGGGTCACCTTCACCCGCGCCGGCGCGGCCAGCCCGGCACGCTCGAACGCGGCCAGCGCCGACTTCTGCGCGGCGATCTGCGTGTCCACGTGCGACTCGCCGATCCGGTCCGGCAGCGCCGCGGCGACGGCCTCGACCATCGCCGCCGGCAGCCCGGCTTCCTCCACCTTGGACCGGATCAGCATCTTGCCGAGGAAAGAACCCTTCGGCTGCAGATCGTCGGTCTCGGTGACCGGCGCCGGCGCGGTCTCGGTGACCGGGCCGGCCGTGGTTTCGCTCGCCCGCGCCAGACCGACCCCGGCGAGCTGCTCGTCCGTGGCCTCCTTCAGCGCAGCGAGCACGTCAGCGGTGTCCACCACTTCGTTCTCCTTCGTGCTCCCCGCGGGCGTCGTGCCCGTCGGGTCGTTGGGGTCGTCACCACCAGCGACCACACGTGTGGCCTGGCCGCCGGCGGCGGGGTGGGCGACGATGTCAGCCGAGTTCACCGAGGTGATCGCGGTTGCTTCCTGGATCTGCCGGCCGTTCTCCTGCACCGACCGGAAGTGCGCGTAGGCGTCGTGGCTGATACCGACGAGCGGGTCGACGCCTTCCAGCGCCAGGGCGGCGTCGAGCGCCTCGGCGGCGTGCTTCGCGGAGGGCAGCAGCACCAGGTCGGCCTCGATGCCCAGGGCCTCGGCGGTGGCGTTCTGGTAGTAGCCGACCAGGCCCTGGATCGTGCCGCTGGTCATCTCCTCGACGGTGCGGTGGTGGTCGAACGCCTTGGCGTTCTCATACAGCGGCGCGGCCTTACGCAGCACGCTCTCCGGGTAGCGGCGGCCGTTCTTGCTGTCGCCGTAACGGATCACCCGCACACGGAAGATCCGGTTGCCGGCCTCGTCGGTGCCCTTCGCCTCGAGGACACGGGCCGTGCCGCCCAGCTCGACCCGCGTGCCCCGCCCGGCCGCCTCGGTCACCATCCCGGTGTCGACGTCGCCGCCGGCGTCGACGGGCACGGTGACCGGGGTGTAGGTGCGGGCGACCTCGACCGGCTCGCCGAGCGTCACCTCGTCACCGATCAGGGTGTAGCCGCACTGGTACAGCCGGTCGTCGTCCTGCATGTACACCAGGTCGGTGTCGGTCAGGTCGACGATGTAGGCCCAGCAGTACCGGTCGGTGTACATCGTGTTCAGGTGCGCCCGCACGGCACGGCGCACCAGCTCGCGCACGTCATCGAACGACCGCTTGCCGTTGATCAGCGCCTCGGTGGCGGCGTTCTCGGTGACGGCGATGTCGAACCGGCGCAGCGCCGCCTTGATCCGCGCCCGGGTCAGCCGATCCGCCTCGGCGACCCGGGCCCACGACCCCCGCGCCTCGGTCTCCGTGCTGACCGGGAACTGGTGCGCCGGATCCGCGAACGCTCGCGCTGCCGACACCGGCGGTGCTGGCGCCGCCGCCTCGGTCACGCGCACCGGCGCCGGGTTGTTCGGGTTGAACTGGTGCGAGCACTGCGGGCACGTCACCACGTCGCCCACCCCCTTCTGCTCGAGCTGGTCACCGAGGCGGTCGCCGAGCTGGTCGCTGCGGAACCCGGCCGTGGCGCGGGTCTGCGCACAGGTGCCGCACGCCGGATCCGCGCACAGCCGGTGCTCGCTCACGCCTGGCCGGCCAGCTTGCGCAGCTGGTCGACGAGGCCCTTGCGGGGCTTGTCGGTGTCCTGCTCGACGACCAGCGCCCGCGCCGCCCGGTCCTTGTCGGCGCCGACCCAGGCGAGGACCTCGTCGACCGTGCCGGCCGGTACCTCGCCCCCGGTCACGGCGGCGCCGCCCTGGACCTCACCGTCGCCCTGGTCCTCGTCAACAGACGCGTTCGGGTCGACGACGGCGCCGCCCTGGACCCTCAGCTCCGGCCCCTGCTCGCCGACCAGGACCGGTTCGTCGCCCTCCACCGGCGCGCCGGGCATCGGGCCGTCCCAGGGCGTCACGACCGGCTTGCCGTCCTGGTCGGTCGTGACCAGGACGTGCTGGCCGTCGTGGGTCTGGACCACCGCGGCGTCCGGGTCGGCGTCGGGCAGCTCGGCGGCCGCGATGATCTCGGACGGCTTCATGCCGAGCACGCGGGCCAGCTTCTTGCGGTCGTCGGGGTGCAGCTCGGTCGGCTGGTTGCTCACGGTTCCTCCTTGGCGCACGCGTTAGACGGCGTGCAGATTTGGCTTGGCAGCGGCCTTTTCGGCTTCTGCGGCGATGTCGTCCGGGTTGGCGTTCGGCTTGCCGAGGTCGGCGTGGTAGGGGATGCCCATGTAGTCCTCCCACGCCTTGCGCGCGGCGACCTGGGCTGCTTCCTGGGTGAGAGCGCCGATCTTGACCAGCTTCTCCAGGCCTGTGCTGAGGTTCAGCAGGACCTTCGCGGTGATCTGGCTGTCGGCGGCCGCGACCTCCGGGCCGGTCACCATGACCGTGTCGGAGGCCCGGACCTTGGTGCGCTCACCGGTCTTCGGGTCGATCGAGTCCACTTCGGCCGGCAGCCGGCGCGCGGCGACCGCCCGGTCCACGGAGAACCTCACCTGCTCGGCCTGGTACCAGAGCCACTGCTTCTGCACGCCCTGCACGCGTCGACGTACCGGTTCGGCCATCGACAGGCTGGTGGCGCGGTTGGCGTCCTCCGGTTCGGCCAGCCAGATCTTCGAGAGGCCGGAGCCGGCGGCCGCGTTGGTGAGGATGGACTTCGCCGCGGTGGAGTCCTCGTAGGCGCCGGTCTCGGCGGACTTCGCCGCCCAGGTCACCTTGTCGTTGTGCACCTCGACCGTGCCGGACTTCGGGATGTGCGTGCCGCCGCGCGAGGCGATGAACTTCTGCACCTCGGTGTCGTCGCCCTCCACGGTGACGTCCCACACCAGGTAGCGGGCGAGCGCGGTGCGGTCGACCAGGTTGGACAGCACCGTGTCGTAGGAGTCGAGCGCGTCGATCACCGTCGAGAGGAACGGCTGGGAGCGCTGGTCGGTCTCGATCGCCTTCCACGGCGTCCAGAACACGCACTCGCCGTCACGCAGGCCGGTGATCTCGTCCGGCCGCGCGATCGTGAGCACGTTCTCGTTCTCGCCCGTGCCGAACACCACGCCCTCCGGCCAGGCCGGGTTGTTGTCCTTGTCCCACACGTCGGTGATCAGCGACGGGTCGATCGGCGCGTACCGCACCACCCCGGTCATCGGACCCACCATCAGCTGGCGCAGCGTCTCGCCGAGCAGCATCAGCGACCGCAGCCCGAGTTCTTGCGTGCCGCCGAGGTTGTTGATGGGGTCGTTCCAGAACTGCTGGGCGACCTCGTCCACCTCCGAGTTCGTCACCAGCAGCTTCACACCGGAATCGCCGACGCAGAACGACGTGTAGGTGTCCACAATGGCCTTGGCCATCGGGTTCACCCGGTAGGCCGCGACCGAGTAGGTGCGGGCCTTCTCCTGCGTCCAGTACGGCACCTCACGACCCCGGGAGCCGGCCGGCTTCCATCCGCGGTCGTCGTCGATCGGGTCGCCGTACATCCCGGTGCCCGACGCGCCGACCGCGGCGATCTGCGCCGGGGTCGCCTCGACCGCGCGCCGGGCCGGTGCCCGCCCTACTGCCCGGCGGGGCAGCAGCAGGTTCCTCACGCCGACTCCGCGGCCGCGGTCTCAAGGACGGCGAGCCGCTTGGTCCCGGTGGTCTCGCTGCCGTCCTGGGCGGCCGGGTCGGCGGGCGCGTAGGTGGCGCCGATCAGGCTCAGCCCGACCGCGAAGATCCCGCCGGCGAGCAGGCCCCACAGCCAGCCGGCCAGCCCGCCGACCGCGACCACGATCGCGACCAGGCCGAGCAGGCCGAGCGCGTTGTTCAGCAGCGTGCTCGACGGGTGCGGCACCCGGATCCGGATCTCGCTCGTGGCCACGGTGTCCTCCTCTGGTCAGATGTTCAGGCGCTCGATCGGGCGGAACAGCTCGCGCACGTTCCCGCCTGGCGGGGCGGCCGGCGCGGTCGCCGGCGCGTAGGACTTGGCGGCGGTGATCCGCTCGTAGAAGGCCCAGCGGGCAGCGGTCCAGGCGCCCACCGGGCTGGTCTCGGAGTCCTCGTCCTTGTGGGCCCACACGATCGCGTCGCCGATACGGCGGGTCTTCGCGCCGGCCACGGCGTCGTCGAGGATCTCCGGCTGGTCCTCGTCGGTCTTGATCCGCACCGTGTGGTGGCGGGTCGAGGTGAGCACGTGCCCCGCCGCGGCGGCCATGTCCGCGGCACCCAGCACCGCCAGGTCGCCCTTGAGCGGCTTGGCCGGGTCGGCCGGCTCGGTGATCCGCGCCTTCTTCAGCGCGGTCTCGAGGTACTTGAAGGTGTGTCGGCCCATCCCGATCGCCACCGGCTCCAGCAGTTCCCGCAGCAGCTCCAGGCGCGGCACGATCCAGTCGGTGCCGGCCACGTAGTCGACGAGCCGGCCGAACCCGAGCCCGTCCGGGGTGTGCCCGTACAGGAAGATCGCGCCGTAGTCCTTCTGCAGCGACAGATCCACGCCGAGCGCGCACCCGGCCGAGCGGTCCCGCGTGGCCTCGGCGCCCAGCTCCAGGATCTTCTGCCAGTCCTCCGTCGCGATCGAGCCGCCGGCGACGGTGAGCGGTAGCGGCCAGATCCCCAAGCACTCGCGGGCGAACCCGCGGCCGCCGCGGGCCCGCATGGTCCGGCGGTCGTCCTCGACGTCCTCCTCGTCGAGCCGGATCCCCAGCGCCGGGTTGGATGCCGCCCACCCGGCCCGGTCGTCCAGGTCGACCTTCTCCAGGTGGTCCAGGTCGCCGGCCAGGCCCCAGTCCCGGTAGCCCAGCCGCGTGAAGTCGCCGGCCTCGGCGCGGGCCCGCATCTCGTGCATGATCTCGCCGGAGTCGCCGTCCAGCGGCGGTGTGGACACGTAGACGACCTGGGCGAACGGCCGGGCCCGCATGGTGGGCTGCAGCGCGTCCTGCTGCTCAGCCGTGAGCGCGTACGCCTCGTCGAGGATGATCAGGTCGCCGGAGAACCCGCGGCCGGAGCCCTTGGACCGGGCGACGAACAGGATCGTCGCCTTCGTGTCGAGCCGCTTGAAGCCCTTGTTGTCGTTGCCCTGGGTGACCTTGACCCGGATCGACTTACCCGGGCCGACCGGGATGTTGAACAGCGTCGGATCGCCGGGCCGCACCTCGGTGCCGAGCACCTGGAACAGAGCCCACAGGCGGGTGAACTCCAGGTGCGCCGTCTTGAACTCGTGGGCGCTCCAGACGATCTCCTTCTCGCCCAGCAGCAGAAAGCCCGCCAGCGCGCGGGCCTTGAGCAGGACCCCTTTGCCGTTCTGCCTGGGTATCCATTCGCAATAGTGGCGGCACACCCACTTGCCGTTCGGGCGGACGGCCATCATGACGCGCAGCGAGTCCTGCTGCCACTGATCGAGAATCAGGCCAGCGCGGGCCGCCAGGTCGATCGCGAGATCACCAAGCGACTCGGTGAACTCGGGATGCCCCTCAACCCTGGGACGTGAAGCGCCGAGCAGCGAAATCGATGAGGTCACCGATGCCACCTCCGCCCGCAGCCGGAGCGTCCGGAGCCGCCGACGCTTCCCCCGCCAACGGCTCCGGTGCCTCCGCCCCGACCGCACTCGGGGACGCCTGCGTGGCCTGCTGCCCGACCGGCACACCGGCGCGGCCCGACAGGCGCAGCTCGGCGACCTGCCGGCGGAATGTGTCCTGCTGCTGGCGCTGCTCGACCAGCAGGCCGTTCACCACCACGCGGACCTCGACGACCTTGTCGGTGGACTCGATGTCGTTGCGGACCAGCTCCAGCAGCGTGGTGTCGTCGGCCTGGCGCAGCTCGTTCAGCCGTTCCAGCGTGTCCGCGGTCCGGCACGCCTCCTCAAGCAACATCAGGTGACCGACGTCCCGCGCGTGGACGCTCTCCGCCTCCCACAACCGTGACCCACGCGGACCCAAACCCGCAGGTGGCGACGGCTTTGTGACTCGATCTTCTGGGGGCGGTGTGACGTCACTCGTCACGTCACCCACCGCGTCACCGGCGGCGGTCACCGGCTCCGCCGGCGGCGTGCCGGCCGAGCCCTTCCCGACCTTCGGGCACTTCGACCGCGGGGTGCACAGCTGGTGGTCGCCGGCCTCGCACTTCTCCTTGCGCTCCCGCCACCGACGGGTACGCGCCGGGTCACTCACGTCGACCGACCACGGCGCCGGCTCCTCCAGGCCGGAAGCAGCGAGTGCCAGATTCGTTCCGCGTCGGGGCGGTCCCGCCAGCCCGGCAGGACGACCGCATCGACATCGGTCCAGCCGCGGACAGAACGCTCGGTCGCATAGATGACCTGCCTGTCGAGCAAACCGTGCTCCTGGCGGAACTGCTTCGCGGCCGCAGCGGACGGCGCAAGTACGACGACCTGGTGACCGCGGTCCCCTTGTGCCCGATCGACCACGGTATCGATCGGCTCGTACACCAGCCCGTTGTCGCCGAGCTCCACACACAACGGCTCCCGGTCAGCGACCGGAATGCCCTTCAAGGCCTCGTTTCCGCTCATGGCTCACCACCTCCTGTTGACGACCCCACCGCCGCGGCCGCCGAGCTGTGGAGCCTCGGCGGCCGCGGTGGACCCGGAGCCGATCCCGGGTACCGGCGCATCATTTGTTGGAGCCCTGACCAGCGCAGACGCGCCTTTCATGATCCACACCGACCCCCGGTCAGCCTGGCCTGATGTCACGGGGGGATTTTTGCCAGAAGACCGGCGGGGTCTTCTTTCCGCACGTAGAGGGACTCGCACCCGGGGGTGGTTGTCGACCATGCATGATCAACTTAGGTCGCCTCGTCAGTCCACTGTGGATATATCCACAGTGGACGCTAGAGACCGCGTGCGTCAACGCTCAGGTGGCCGCGGTACACGACGGGCCGCGGCTGGCCCCGAACCGCGTTGCCCCTGATCCCGCCCTCGCTGCGGTTGCACTTCTCGTGCTCCGGTCCGCGCCACTGACGCCGCTCGTCGTGGCCGAGGTCCCATGCCTCGCCCGGCCAGATCCACCGCGTCGGCATCAGACACTGGACGGCACGGCACCGCAGCGCCCCCTCCGCTCGCTCGTGCTCGCCGCCCTCGCGCTGGATCCTCACCCAACGGTCCCGCTCACGCTGGTGGTCCGCGCCGTACCCGCGTTCGGTGGTGGTGCCCCTGCTCCGCTTCGGCATCGCTGCACCCTCCGCGTGCTAGGACGGCCGGTCGGTGCCTACTCCCCCTGCGGCACCGACCGGCCGCCGCCGGATCACCTCAGGCGCTCGGTGGCGATCTGGTGGTAGTGACCCGACATCTCGATGCCCACGAACTTCCGGCCCTCGGCGAGTGCGGCCTCGCCGGTCGTGCCCGACCCGGCGAACGGGTCGAGCACGGTGCCGCCGGGTGGGCAGATCTTGACCAGCTCGCGCATGACGTCGAGCGGCTTCTGGGTGATGTGCTTGCGGTCCTTGCCGCGCGGTTGGCTGCCGGTCAGCAGGCCGGGCAGGTAGACCGGGTTGCGGTCGGCGAGCACCGCGCCGTGCGTTCCCCACAGCAGGTACTCGGTGGACTGGGCGAACCCACCTCGGCGAGGCCGGGCGATCGGCTTGTTCCACACCACGATGCCCCGCCATGTCCAGCCGGCCGCCTGCAGCGCGTCCGAGGTGGTAGGCAGCTGGCGCCAGTCGGTGAATACCAGCGCCGGCGCGCCCGGCCCGGCGACCCGGTAGCACTCGGCCAGCACCAGCGTGAGCCATGCGAGGTAGCCGCGCTGGTCGCGGTTGTCGCCCTCGAAGTCGGCCAGCTCATGGCCGGCGTCGCTGCTGACGTACTTGTCGCGGGCGCTCTGCGTGCGCCGCTCGGACGGGGTGCGGCCGCCGGAGTTGTACGGCGGATCAGTGATCACCGCGTCGACCGCGCCGGCCGGCAGCGTGCCAAGCACGGACAGCGCGTCGCCTCGGTGCACCTGGGCTGAGGACACAAGACTCCCCTTAGGTCTGGTGACCCGGGGGAGGAAGATCACGAACGAGCGGGTGACGCAGGACGAATTATGCCGGTCTACCGCACTTCGGGGCAGACGTCATCCGCCTGCTGATCGTGATGATAAGCCATGGCGAGCAAGCCACGGAGCAGGTGGATCACCCTGGGCGTGTCGAGCGCCGTCGCAGTGGTCAGAATGCGTACCCGCCATTGACATGCGACGCTCGGCCTCATGAACGAGAGCCTCGACTGGTCTGATCAACAGCGGCTCATGCGGGCAGCCGACGACGAACACGGCGTGAGCCCACCGCAGCACGCCATCACCGAGGAAGATGTCCGCCAGTTCCCGGACCACTTCCTCAACGGCGCCGGCCAGTTCGCCGCCGAGCAGTCCCTCGGCGAGCACACGCTCACTGCGTTGGCGGAGGAACTGCTGCAGGAGGGTTGATACATTCCTTGCCCCGGTTGCGCGGCTTCATCTCGCGGGCGAGCACCAGCAGGTCGCCGAACCGGTACGGCCAGCGCCCGTCGTGGACCTCGACGCGGCCGTCCCGCTTCCAGGCCGCGATGTTGTTCCCGGTGATCTTCTTGTCGAGCAGCCAGGACAGCACCGGCGCAGCCTCGGCCGCGGTCACCAGCTGGCCGTCCAACTCGCGGGACAGCCACTCCTGGCGGACCTGGACGTCGTGCACCGTGCCGCAGTCCCGGCACCGCACCTGCGGCCGGCCCTTCGTCGCGTACAGCTGCCCGTCGCAGCGCAGCGGCTCCTCGTCCGGGTCAAAGTCGTCGCCCACCTCGAGCGGCTCCATGCACTGGCCCGCGTACACCTTGTCCGGCGCCCTGTCGATCACCCGCTCAGCATCCCGGACCACCCCGCGGATGCCCGACGACAGTTCGGCGGTGACGAACACCGCGGTCACGGCGGCCGCCGCCCACCGAGCGATCGCTGAAGGGTCGTCAACGGGCAGCGGGAGATCCGGCCGTTGGTCGGCGATCAACCGGGCCCACGTCGACAGCTCGTTGCGCATCCGGTGCGCCACCGCGCTCGCCCGCGCGTGGTATGGGACCGGCGTCTCGCTGGCCTTGCCACCGGCCGGCGTCGAGCCGCCCGACTTACTCAGCCGGGCCACCGTCGTCTGCAGCTCCTCCCACAGGCCCGGGCGCTCGTCGACCGCCTCTGCGATCACCTCCGCACCGCCCGGCAGTCGCCGGCGGTGATGACGAACGCGCTGCAGCCCGCCCGAGGCGATCGACATCAGCAGGCACTGGACGTCGTGGACGTGGGCGCACCCGAGCACGGTGCACTGGCGGTCGGTCAACGGAGCCTCCACTTAACCGGGGCCAGGCGCATGGAGCACCACCGGCCCGCCGAGGTGAGGTAGTGCAAGAAGGTGTCGTCCAGGAAGGCCTGGGCGCAGATCACGCCGTATAGGTCGCGGGCCAACTGCGGCTCCACGTAGACCGCCCTGTGCTCGCGCGTCACCGGGACCACCACCGACGCCACCACGGCTGCTTGGGCTCGTCAGCACTCCAGGACTGCCCACCGCACCGATGCCAGCCCGCGTGCCCGTGCGCCAGTTCGCACCACGTCCGCTCGCCGCCGGGAACGACGCGCGGCGCCTCGTTCCCGCACATGCCGGCCTGCTTGTCCCAGTCGACGAGCTCGTCGACGATCACCTGGTCGGCGCTAGGCCCGCGACGCGACAGCCGGTGCGGTCGCGACGGGGGGTTAACCATCTGTCGCGCGCGCGTGGACAGTTCGACGTCCTGGTCGGCGTACATCGCCCGGACCGTCGACTCCTGCCAGGGGGTCAGTGTCAGCCCCGCCTGCTCGGTGAGGTCGAGCACGGCGGCCGCCGGCCCGCTCGCCAACGGCGGCAACGCTCTGGCGTCGCACTCGGCTAGCACGCGGTCGATGTGCATGATCAGGACATCCACCCGGCTCATCGCCCCACCTCCTTCGGTTCTGGTCTCAGACCGTGGTTGCTCAAATCCATCAGGTCGTCAGCTCGCCGGATCGCCGCGTTCGGCGGCACCCCCCGGCCTACGAGCCGGTCGAAGAAGCGCTGCCACTCGGCATCCCACGCGCTCTGCTCCGACGTTGTCGGGGTCCGGGCCGCGGTCAACCGGTCCCGCCATGCGTCGTCGTCCTCGGTCACCGGGTCACCTCCTGGCTCTCGTCGATCGTCTGGACCAGGTGCGGCTTGCACACCAGGCACGGCACCGGGCGATCGGCGTTCCGGTCGATCCAGCCGCGCCGGCACCGGTGTGGCCGCTCGACCGGGGTGTCGTCCTCTTCGATCGGTTCGCCGTAGCGGTCATGGGGCACGGGGCTCACCTCCAGCTGGTGCGGTAGCGGTGGTTGGTGGGGAGTCCCGGTCAGGTGGGCGGCCTGCGTGATAGGGCCCGAACTTCGGTGCGTAGGGCGACGGATGTACCGAGGTTCGAAGGGTGTCGGGAGGGCCTATAGCTGTGCCGGTACCCGCCCCGTCCCGTCCCGGAGAGGTCGAGACCTGCGACAGGCTGGCGTCCTGTCGCAGGTCAGCAGACAGATCTGCGCCCTGATCCGGGCGTGGTCGCGGGTCGGGAGCTACGACGAGAGCTGTGACGGGACCTGCGACGGTCGCAGCTCCGGACGTAGGTCCGTCGCAGGTCTCGTCGTAGGTCTGACGCGGCTCCGGCAGGCTGCCGGGCACCGGCAGTAGCGCCATGTCGGCCTGCTCCGGGGTGCGCTTGTTCTTGCGGTTGTTGCAGCCCCGGCAGGCCACCACGAGGTTGTTGATGCCGTCGGCGACCTCCGGGTCGACATGGTCGAAGGTCAGCCCGTCGTCGGAGGTGCGGTCGCTGTGCGCGCAGTGCTTGCCGCAGTACCGGCACATGTCCCGGTCCCGGTCGCGCACGGCCTGCTTCAGCTTCGCGTTGCGCAGCTCCGCCTTCTTCGCCCGCTGGACGTCGACCTCGGAACGGGACGGGTTGCGGTCGAGGAAGTCGTGCAGGGCGAACTGCATGTCCGGCGGCCACGCGCGGCCCTCCAGACAGCGGCACTCCGGCGCCTGGCCGTCCTCTCCGAGCGTGTGCAGCAGTGGCTGGCGGTCGAACCGGGCGCGCAGTAGCCGGGCCAGGGTGCGCTTCGTGCCGTACATGTCGACCACGAAGTGCGGCAGGAAGCCGTTCGAGCCGTCCGCCGAGCACCAGGTGAGCAGCATCGTCCACACACCCACCGCGGCCGCGCGCTGGTCCTTCGCGCGCTCCCCGGTCACCCCGTCATCGATCAGGCCGAGGATCTTCATCGACAAGATCATCTTGTCGTCGATGCGCAGCCACGCCATCAGCGACCACCGCCCAGAGTGGACGGCGACACGAGCCGGAAACCGTTGTCTGCTCGGTCCGGATAGACCGCCGGGCATACGGCGACGCCGCGAGAACAAGATCGTTCTCGCGGCGGCCGTGGCACCCAGAACTGTGGCATCACCCGGCCTCTGCCCCATCCCGGAGCGCCCGCTCGGCCCGCAGCCTCTGGTCGGCGTTGTGCATCTCCTCGTTCAGCAGCCTCCGGAACATGACCGGGTACATCTCCTGCAGGCGAATCCCGGCCAACCGACGGGCCTTCTGGTACGCCCTGTTCCGCTCCCGGTTCCCGTCGAAGTGCTCCCGCCGGTGCGCGGCGTTCGCCTCCCGACACCGCCCGCACGGCCGCTGGTTCTTCCGCCGGTGCGCGAGATAGCCATTCCGCGTCCCGCATCCGGTCTTCGGGCTCACCACCGTCACGCCGTCGATCACCGCCCGACCGCCCAGATGATCCGGACACCCGCAGCGGCGCACCGGGTCGCCGGTCGCCTCGCACAGCGCGATCTCGATGTCGGTCATGACTGCACCTCGGCAGCCCCGGAGACCGGCTTGAGCGGCTCGACGCACACCTGGCGCGATCCGGAAACGTGCGTCGTGGTGATAGTCATCACGCCGCAGAACGGCGAGACGATCACCGGTCACCGTCCTGGTTGGGCATGCCGGCCGCAGCGAACAGGTCTGGCACGGCCAGTCGCTCGGCGGCGCGCTCGAGGTACGGCTCGTCACCCTCGATGCAGATAGCTCGTCGGCCGAGTTGACGAGCCGTGAGCCCGGCCGCGCACGAACCGGCGAACAGGTCGAGCACCAGGCCGCCCAGCGGTACGGCGTACTCGATCAGCGGGGCGAGCACAGGGCCTGGCTTCTCGGTCGGGTGGATCGCGCGGCCGTGCATCGACCGGGCGCGGATCACGGATGTGAGCAGCCGAGGGCCACCGTCGACGCTGGAGTAGGCGGACCGCCCGATATCGCCGGTGTGTGGCGGCCGCTGCTTGCGCCGCACCGTGCGCGCCCGCGCGTCGTTGGTGACCGGCACCTCGCGGTACACCTCGGACCATGGACCGCGATACCAGTGCGCCATGAGCTCGTGGACTCGGCGGATCCGGTCGGTGTGGAAGCTGGACCCGTTGTGCTTCTCCCACACCGCGGTGTCGACATCGAACTCGCCCACGGTGTCGTGGCTCAGCTTCCAACCCCCAGCAGCGAACTCGGGGCCGCGTTCCATGAACATGCGCAACGACCCGAAGCACCACATCGACCGGGCGTGCTCGGCCGCCAACGTGGGCCAGCCAGCCGGCCACCGGTCCCACGCGAGAGAGGTCTCGTCGTACGGTGGATCCGCGATCACCGCATCGGCTTGCACGCCGAGCTCAGGCAGAACCGTGCGGACGTCGCCGAGGTACAGCGTCACGAGGTCATCGGCGTAGTACGGCTTGATCACGCGCCATCACCGCCCTGGTTGGGCGTGCCGGCCAGCGGGCCCGCTGCGGCAAACATCTCGCCGTGGTTGTTGATGATGTCCAGCCACTGGATGACGTCGAGCACGTTCTTGTCGGGGCCATACCGGATGTAGGTGCTGTCCGAGGTGTGGCAGCCGCGGTTGTGGGCCTTCCACATGCTCGACAGGCCGTTCACCTTGCGGCCGAAATGGACCCGCTTGCCACGCGCCAGCGCAGCCTCGATCACCAACTGGGACGGTCGGCCGAGCTTCCATTCGTCGCCGCCACCGATGAACACCACGTCGACCAAGTCCCACGGGATCATGCCCGGCGCCTCGCTGCCCTCCTGGGCGACGAACGCCGCGGGGAAGCCGAGCGAGCGGATCACCGGCAGCCACGGCAGCGACCGCTTCAGCGTGGCCACCGAGTCCCCGCGGCCGAGGTCTGGGCGGAACACGTCCGGCGCGACCGCGAACAGGCAGCGGTCGGCGTACGGCGCCAGCGACTCCAGGAAGCTGATCCACTTCCCGTAGCCCGGCCAGCCGTCGCCGTAGCAGCCGTTGTCGCACGCGAACACCACGTCGTCCGGCAGCTTGTTGCCCTGCTTCGGTGTCATCATCGCCCCGAAGTCATCGCGTGCGGCCATGTGCTTACGCACCAACTCGGTCGAGGGGTTGCCGAGGTACAGCACGCCGGCGCACCACCTTCCGCCACGCCCACGGCGCGCCGTGCCGCACGAGCAGGTAAGCCGCGGTGCAGTAGCCGGCCTTGACCAGCAGCTGGCCGGCGAACGCGTCACCGGTCAGGTCGAACGGCGCCCACCACAGGAACAACCAGGTATCCGCGGCCGCGCCCGCCGTGTTCGACACGACCACCGCCAGCACGCGCCGGTCGTTGTCGCGCAGCGGGGTGTAGACCGCGAGGTCGAGCAGCTCGGCGAGCAGGAACGCCGCCCCCGAAGCGAACGCGATCTGCGGATCCGACACCCAGAACGACACGCCAGTGCCGATGCCGATGGCCGCCAGCACCCACCACAGCCGACGGTCGCCGGCGGCGTCCTGCAGCGCATCCCGCAGCCCCAGCGCCAACCCGGCGGTGTAGGTGCCCATCGGCACCAGCAGGCCCAGCCCGGCCGCCACGAGACCGAAGTGGTCGGTCGACCAGTTCGCCGCCACCACCGTGCCCACGTAGGCCACCAGCACCAGCACGGCCACGCCGCGACGACGCAGGAACTTCCTCAGCATGCTGCTTTCCTCCAGTTCAGATACCGGCATCACGACTCCCGGCAGAAGGGCCGGCCACACCAGTCGCGGGTATGGGCATGCGTGTACGGGCAACCGTGGTTGGGCGTACCGGCCGCGGCACCGTCCTCACGCGACCGGCCCGCCCACGACTCCGTCTCCGAGTAGGACTCGCGGTACCGATCGCCGGCCTTCCGCAACGCGTCGCGGATCGCGCGCTGCTGCTCGGTCGGCAGGTGGTCGATCTCCGGGAAGTGGCCGCCCATCGTCAGGCCGAAGAGGAACGCGCCGGCCACCCTGCCGAAGTGCTCGGCGTGATTGGCGGCCTGCCGCAGCGCGTCCGCGAGCTTTCGGGCCTCGGCCGGAGTGAACTCGCCGTCGGCGTGCTCCATGCGGATCACGCCCCGGCGAGCGTCCGAGACCGCGGTCACCCACCCCTGCCACGGATCGTCCGGATCCGACTCGCTCTCAACCGTGCACCACCACTCGGCGACCGCCTCATCCTCGCCGATGGTGAACCTGCCCGGCTCCCGCTCAGTGGCAGCCATACGAGCACCCCTCGCGGTCGCCGTTCTCGTCCATCCATTGGTCGTGGTCGTCGACCGACTGACAGCCCGGGCCTTCGCAGACGCGCTCGTTCAGGCCGCAGTCGCAACCGCCGCACTCCACGCAGTCGTCGCCACGGTCGCAGTACTCCTCGTGCTTGACCGGACCGGCCGGCGAGACCACGCCACCGTCCGCCGGCGGCGGCGTCGCAACGTCGCCGTGTTCGACCCGGCAGTCCGGACAGTCGGCCGCCGAGACGCTGCTGTCCATCGGACACGGCTTCGCCGGGTGGCAGAACGGGCACGTGGCCTGGTTCTTGCACGCGGAGTCGATGTGCCCGCGCTGGTCGCAGCCGAACATGGAGCACAGGTCGTCGTGGTTGCAGTGCGGGCCGTAGACGAGGTCAGCCACCGGACACCTCCGACAGGAATGCGGGCCGCAGCGGCACCTCGACGTCGTCGTTGTCGCTCGCGCTCAGGTGCGTCGCCGCAGCCCACTGCACGGCCTGCTTGCGCTGCTCCCTCGACCAACCAGCCGCCTGCTCCGCGGTGACGCTGACGCCGGCGATGCCCAAGAAGTCGACCACCAGCTGAGCCGCGGGGTTCCCCAGCGAGTCCTCGTCGCCGCCCTCGACCACTTCCCGCGTGTGCGACCGCAGCTCGCCGACCCCGTCCGGCAACGTGATGTGCTCGTACAGCGGGATCTCCACCCCGGGGGCGTCGTCCGGGGCGCCGACCGGGTGCCAGGTGAGCACGTGCTCGAACCACTTCGGATCCGCGAGCGCGGCGTCGAGCCGCTGCGCCAGCTGGTCGTCTACGTCGACCTCGGCGGCGCGGGCCCGCGCGGTGCGGACCAAGTTCTCGCCAGCCAACCCGATCATGTTCGTGATCACGGTTGCCGGCGTCTGCCCGCCTGCGGCCAGATCCATCACCGACGCCGCGGCGACCACCAACGCCTTACCGACCGTCTCCATGTCCAGCGTCATGTCGAAGTCCGCGCGGAACCCGTCGGCGATCTTGTCCGCCAGCCGGGCCGTCTCGACCATGATCGGGTCATCCATCGCCCGCGCCTCGGCGCACACGGTCAACCCGTTCTCGATGTCGAAGGGGCGGGTCATGCTGCACTCCTGATGCGGTCCAGGTTGGCCGCGAGACCGCGGCGCTTCTCGGGAATGGGGGTAGGGGTCGGCGGCTGGTCGTCCGGACGTAGGACCACCCACAGGCCTCGGTAACGCAGCGGTTCGACGGCCGGGTCTGCATTGGGCTTTAGGTGCCAGCCGAGCACTCCGGCGCTGTTCGGGTAGTCGCCGATCCAGGCGTGGCACTCGACGCAGACGTGCATGCCGTTCTGCGGTGCCCAGCCACCGCCCTGGCCCTTGTTCACGCGGTGGTGCCAGTGCGCCGCCCGGCGCTCCCCGCACGCCTCGCAAATGCCACCCGAGCGAGCCCGGGCGACCTTCTTGCCGGCACGCTCCTCCGACGACACCTTCGGCCGGGACGCCTTGATCGCCCGCGACTTCAGCCCCGCCTTCCGCTGCAGCCCCACTCGTCGCGTCAGAGGCACCGTCTGCCGCAGCGCGACCTTCCGCACAAGACCCTTGCGTCGGTTCATGACGAGACCGCCCGCCGGCGAGCCTGCGCGGCCTCGACCCTGTCCGAGAACAGCTCATGTCCGTCCCCGTCGTGCTCCTCCTTGAACAGCCGCTCGATGCCCAAGGCCGTTTCCAACGAGGACGAGGAGACGATCAGCTCGCCGCCGCAGCGGCAGTACGTCGACAGCCTGATCGCCATCACCGACCACCGCCCTCGATGAGCTGACGCGCGGCGTCGTAGAGGTCCCACAGGTCGCGCCTGCCGCCGTTGCGGTCCGGGTGCACCTCACGGGCGCCGAGCCGCAGCAGCGATGCGTCGTTCACCCCGTCCTCAGCGGACACCAGACTGCGCAACCACTCGCGCGCCTCGTGCGCCGACGCGAACGCCGGCTTGGACGGCGAGGCCTCGATCGCCCGCCAGCCCGCGTACTGCTCGCCCCGGCCGGCGATGCCGTACCGGTCGAGCTTGCGCAGCGCCTCGAGGCCCAGCGCGATCGCGCGCAGGTTCACCTGCCAGTCGACATCCGCGTACCAGCGGCCCTGGAACTGGTCGCACGGGTAGGTCAGGTCACCGGCCGTCGACGAGCGGAACGACAGGGCGACACCGGGGTGCAGCACCTGCGCCCTTGCCCGCAGCATCCCGTCGCGACGGACGTCGGCCGCGCGGGCGACGACCCGCACCGCGACCGCACCGACGACACCGAGGTGCTCCAGCTCGTCCTCGAGGAGCCGCAACGTGTCGTCGAACTTTGCGCGGAACGGGTTGGTCTTCCGACTGCCGGCCGTATCCCGATAGGGCCACGACGCCATCGGCTCGATCTGCCACTGCATCATCGATCACCACCCTCACCGTCGAGGTAGCGCCACTCGATGCGCGTGACCTCTTCGTGGGACTGGATGCGCTGCGCGCGGGTGAAGAAGTTGAGAATGAACTCGCCGCAGCCCATACCCGGGAAGCCCTCGCGAGCCACCTCATCCGGGGTGATCTCGCTGAGGCTCTCGCGACGGACGCTGACCACCTCGACGTCCACGATCCGCTCCAGCGGCTCGCCCTTCCTGCGGCCCATCACCTTGCGGCACAACGTCAACCGGTCACCCGGCTTCAGGTTCCGCCAACCGAGCCGACGCGTGACCGTCTTCGTCCGGGCGCGAACAGCGTCCTCGGTGAATGCCACCGACATCAGGCGCGGCATCAGGCACCGTCCTCAATGGTGAAGTCCGGCCCACCGTGCGCGGCCAACAACTCCAGCGCGGCGCGGCCGGCGTTGTGTCGGCGCACCTGGTTACGGATCCGCTTGCCGACCTGCAGCTGCTCGATGAGCGGCGAGCCGCCGGCGAACAGGTTGATCAACCGGGACACGTCGTGGGCGCCCTCGACCACCAGCACCACCACCGGGTCCGGCGGGAAGCCGTCCGTGTTCGGCTTGTCGTAGGCGCGGGACTCGTAGCTCACTCGGCACCGTCCTGGTCGTCGTCGAGGTCGACGCGCTCGGTGCTCGCCGACGCGCCCGACCGGCCGACGAGCAGGCCGGTGCCGGTGCGCAGTACGTCGCCGGCCGAGCCGGCGTCGATGGGGAACGCCAGCTGCGCGCTCTTGGCCACCTGGGTGAACTCGGCCACCGACGGGCGCCACAACCCGTGGCGCTTCACGACCTCGGTGAACTCCTCCAAGTCGTGCCCGCGCAGCGACAGCGTGCGGTCCTTGTCGCTGTCCTCAGGGAGTTCGACCTCGAGGTGGCACAACTCGTGGTCGACCAGCGCGATCCGCTGGCGCTCGGTCAAGCCCTGCCACGGGTCGTAGGCGATCTCGATCAGGAAGAAGTCGACCGGGCCGTCGTCGTCCAGCCGGTCGTTGTGCTCCAGGCCGACCAGGTAGGCGGTACGCCCCGAGACCTTGGACGCCTTCCCGTAGACCAGCCGGCCGTGCGAGCGGGCCGCCGGATCGCGGAACAGGCACCGCACCCGCACGTCGTGCCGGTTCAGGTGCTCGTGGTGCTTGCCGATCAACTTCCGGGCGATCTTCTCGACCTCCGGCGCCCGCCAGTACTCCGTGCCGCTCACTGACTCGCTCCAATCAGGAAAGAGAACGCGACGAACAGCGAGGCCAGCAGCACGCCGGACTTCGGGCCGCCGTCCTCGCGGCAGTACCAGCGGGCGACCGTGCTGACCGTCCACGCCAGCCACTCGCGCCGCGGCGGCCGCCGGTGGCGCGTGACCAGCCGGTGCCGCGGCGCCGGCTCCGGCACGCGGGCCGCGAGGTGGTGTGCGGCCACAGCCGCCACGACGAACGCCACCACGGCCACGACCGCCGCCACCAGCAACGCGGTCGCCCGCGCGCCCGGGGTCACGACCCACCGGCCTGGTGGGCCAGCGCCTCGTGCTGGCAGAGGTCGACGGCGTCGATCGCGTAGTACGTGCAGCCGTCCACTTCGCACGGCAGCGGCGTCGGGGCCGGGTGCTCATCCGAGTCCGCCGCGCCGTCCTGGCAGGCCACGCAGTCCAGGCACTTCAGCTGGGCGTGCGGGTGCGGGCCGTGCGCCGGGCACTCACCATCCGGGCCCGGCGCGATCAGGGCGCGTTCCAACGCGTCCTCGTCGAGCGGCTCCGCCGGCGCACGGTCGGGCTCGACCTGCCCCGACAGCTGGTCGATCTGGCACCACGGGCACCGGTGCTGGACACCGTTCGACGGGGCGTACCAGCCCGTGTGCAGGCCCACCGGACACCGCTGCTCGGTCAGCGTCCGGAACCGCTCGGCGTCCGGCAGCGCCTCCCACAGCTCGGTGCGCAGACGGTGCGCCACCACCGCCCTGGCGTGCGCCAGCCCGGCCACCCAGGCGGCCTGAGCCGCCACCTCCATCGACGTCGCCATCGCCTTGGCCAGCGCGGCGCCGGCCTGCCCCAGCTGCAGCCGCGCGTCCGCTAGGTCGTGCGCCTGCTCGGCCAACGTGGGCGCCAGGTAGTGCGCCACGAACACCGCCTCACGGCCCGCCGGCGCCTCCGCCAGCACGTGCTCGATGCCGGCCACCACGCCCCGCATCTCCACGGCCGGCAGCACCCGCCTCATATTCACCGGCGCCGGGACGTCGGCGAGGTCGCCGCTCATCACCTCGGTCATCGGGGAGCACCTCCGAACCGGTCAGCGATCGTGATCCGGAACGCGGGCTTCTCCTCGACGGGCGCGGTCTCGGCGACCGGCACCAGCTCGGCGCCGAGGAACCCGCCTGCCCGCGTGTGCGTCGCCAGATACGACACGTCCGCGTCCCGGTCGGCGGCCAGGACCTGGTACGCCTCATAGGCCGCGTCGGCGACGTACCGCGGGGCGAACGCCACCGTCACCCCGCTCCGGGACGCGGTCGCGATCGCGTTGCCGTTCCGCGCCGAGAGCAGGTCCCGGTACCAGCGCACCACCGTGCCGTCGTTCGTTGCCGGCAAGACGAGCACCACAAGGTCACTCAGCACGCCTGACATCTCGCCACCTCGCTCTCGGCAGTCGGGCACTCGCCACCGGTCAGCGCGCAAGCCCCCGTGCTCGGCGGCTCCGGCTTCGGCTTCGGCGTGCCGCGCTCGATCTGCTCGTCCTCGTAGCGCTTCAGCCACGCGGGAACGTCAACCACGACGACCACCGCCCCCGCGACCCCACGCCGCCAACGCGCCCGCCACGAACAGCAGCAGCGCCACCAGGCCGACGACCCAGAGCCCCACCGCGTAGTCCTCCGGGAACTGGCGCACCATCGCCGCGATCACCGGGACACCGCCTCGTCGATGTTGTCGAGCACGGGGTCCGGGGAGTTGCTCTGGGCCGGTCGCAGCTCAGGGCCCGGCTTCACGACCGCCTGCTCGGCGTTGACGTGCGAGGTGAGCCGCAACAGCAGCTCGACGGGGAACGCCTCGCCCTCCCGGATTGGGATGTGCGCCGCCAGGGAGTCGGTCTCGTTCGGCCCCAGGACCGCGACAACCTTGACCTGCACGTCGTCGGTCATCTGCCCGAACAGGTACACGTGCGACCCGCCCTCCGAGGAAACGGAGTTCACGCGCACCGAGGTGCCGGCGAGCGTCAGCGCCCACGCGGCCAACATCGCCAGGAAGTCCCCGTCCCCGAACGGGTACGGCTGCAGCTTCAGCTCGCCGAACGACACGGTGATCCCGGACATCGTGGCGTCGAGGTGCGGGTGACGGTTGAGGTGACCCTGCAGCACCGAGAGCAGCTGACGCGGAGTGGTCTCGTTGTAGGCGTCCACGTCAGACCTCCTCGTCATCGGTGAGCGCGGCGCGAGCCGCGGGCGCGAACGCGTCGATGAAGCGCTCGTCCTCGGCCACCTCGGCGGGCGTCGGCACCCTTTCGTCGATCGGGTCGGTACCCTTGGTCTCGGCCATGGGAGGTCTCGTCTCCTTGGGTCACGCGGGTCGGCGATTCCAGCGCCGGCCCGCACTTTTGTTTGTTGATCACTTCTGGGGTCACAGGTCTCCCCCGCTCGGTCACTCGCCGAGCTGCACGGTGTCGCCGGTCCGGGCGAGAAACGCGAGTACCGACGCGTGCGGCACCACGTGGAGCCGGCCGACGGTGATCGCCTGTAGCTCGCCGGCGTGGATGAGTTCGAGCACGACCTCGTATCTGAGGCCGGTCAGCGCGGCGACCTCGCGCGGGCGGTACGCCATGCGTTCCGGCATGCGGCCCGCCTTCTTCAGTGCCTTCACTTCGCTCTTCAGCTGCTCGATCGCTTCGACGATGGCCGCGCTCATGACGTCTCGACCAGTTCGGCCTGCGGCGGGTCTGAGCGGTCGGGCTCAGGCGGGGCCAGCTGCTCCTCTGGCGGCTTGCCCGGGACGTCGGATTCGCCGTTGAGGTACTCCTCGCTGCAGCGGAAGTAGCGAGCGGCGCGCAGGATCACTCGCCTCGAGGCGATGTGACGGGGGTTGGTCTCGATGTTCTGGTACGTGCGCTTGGCGAGGTCGAGCGCCTTGGCGACGGTGGCCTGGTCGGCGTCTCGGTTCTCCCGGAGGGCCTTCCACCGATAACCCGGAACTGGTGGCATGCGCACTACTCTGCACTCTGCTGCACTCAATGTCAACTACTAACAGACTTCAGTGCACTCAACTACGGGTTGTGGTTGTGCATGTCAGTGCATTACAGTGCATTGCATGAGCGGAACTGGGTGGCGGGGGGACAGGCGATCGTTGAGCAACCGAATACGACAGGTGGTCACATGCACTGCAATGCACGACAATGCACTCGTGCCCCCTTCCCAGGCGACGACGAGTGACTACACGCAGGAGAGTCGCGACATCCTCGGTCGCGCCGTACAGCGGGCCTGCGACACCATGGAGTGGACGTGGGACGACCTGGCCGAGCACGCCAGCATCAGCCGGACCAGCGTGGCCAACGTCATCCGAGGGCAGCCCGGGGTCGGCCGGAAGGTGCTTGAGGCGGTCGGTCGCGCCGTGCCCGGTTGGACCGAGGACACACCGTGGGAGGTGTTGGCCGGCGAACCGATCCCGCCGGTCGTCACGTCAGATGAGGCCGTAACGCTGACACCCCCCACCGAGGAGTCAGTCGCCAACGGCGACGGACAGACGTCCAATCGAGACAAGGTCAAGTTCGGCATGTTGACCGAAGCCGTGCGATCGCTGAACGTGATGATGCCCGACACCAAGGGGATCGCACTGACCGAGGACATCTACAGCCTGATGCAGAAGCAGCACCAGGTGGATGCAGAACGTGACCGCTTGGCCGCCCGACAGTCCACAGAGAACTCCTAATGGTCGGTGTAACCGCTCACATGCTGTCCGTTATGGACTGTCCACAGTCACCCTTTCGGGGGGTAATAAATCACGCAAAGGTAACACAACGGTAACGTGCCGGTATTTTTGTTAATGCAATCACTCGATAGGTAGACAAGGGTCATGCCACCTCCTGCCTGGGAAAACGATCACCTCACCGGGGAGTTGCTCATGATGCCTTTGTCCGTGCGGGTGGGATCGATCGTCGCAGTGCCGGCCGGGGCGGCCATCGCGATGTTCTTCCTCACCGCCTCCGAAGACGGACCGTCCGCGGGAAGGTTGTTCCGGTCGGGACTCGGGTTCGTGATCGTCGGACTCCTGCTCGCCTGGGACGCCTGGAACTCCCACCGCATCCGCAACCTGGAGCTCGAGCTCGAGGTCTCCAAGCGGGTCACGGTCGGATCAGTGAAGAAGCTCAGGGCTTCCGTCCAGGACCTGCGAGACGACGTTGCGCGAACCAAGGCACTCACCGAGCGACGGCTGATGGAGCTGGAACACCGTGACCCGAGCGACCCTCTGCACAAGATGGTGTTCGGAAATGGAGAAGATCGATGGCCGGGAGACCGCGCCTAGACATCGGCACCTACGGAGAGATCCACACCAGAGAGGTCAGACCCGGACTGTGGGAAGCGCGGGCCCGGTTCAGACTCCGCAACGGCCGGTACGTCCGCCCTCGGCGCCGGGCGAGCGGCGAGAACGACAAGCCGGCGATCCGCGCCCTCAAGAAGCACATGGCGGCCCTCGCCGATGAGGTCGCCGGCAAGAAGATCAACGGAGACACCCGGCTCGGCCACGTCATGGACCTGTGGCTCGCCGACTTCGCCGAGAAGGTGGCGAACGGAAGACGGGCGCCGAAGTCGCTGGACGACTACCGAGACACCGTCGACAACCATCTGAAGCCACGCCTGGGGGAGCTCGCGTGCCGTGAAGCGGACAACGCCGGCCTGGTCGACGAGACGCTGAAGGACATCCGCAGAGCCTCAGCCAGCGCGACCGGCTCGCGCGGCAACAAGCGCGGGACCACCGGCACCGCGGGCATGAAGCGGGCGCGCACCGTTCTGTCGCAGGTCTGCGGCTACGCAGTCCGGCACGGCGCGATGCGGACCAATCCAGTCCGGTCCGCCGAGGCCATCGAAGGCGACCAAGCGGAGGTTCTGGCCCTCGAGCCGGCGCAGCGGGCTGACTTCCTCGCGAAGCTCACCGAGTGGGTCGACAAGAAGCTCGACGGGAAGAACCGACTCGGCCCGCGGGCGCGGGCATGGGTCGACCTGACCGACGTCGTCGTGGCCGAGCTGTCCACCGGATGTCGGCCAGGCGAGGTGCTCGCTCTCATCGGTGACAGCGTCGACCTCGCCGCGGGCAAGATCGTCGCCGATCATCACCTGATCCGCGTGAAGGGCGAAGGCCTGCGACGCGTGCCGAACCGGAAGGGCGGAAGGCCGGCCGTCGAGCCGGCGATCACTTCATGGGCGCTGCCGATGTGGCGCCGCCGCAAACTCGAGTCGGGAGGTGGCCCACTGTTTCCGACATGGAACGGGCAGTGGATGGACCCGTCCAACCTGTCGAAGCGGATCGCGGAGGTGTGCTCCGAGATCGGCTACGGATGGGTGTCGTCGCGGATCCTGCGACACACCACCGCCACCCACATCGTGGACTCCGGTCTCTCGTCGGCGGACGCCGCCGACGCGCTCGGCAACACCATCGAGGTGATCGAGAAGAACTACCGACGGAAGCAGCGGAGCAACCCCCGCGTGGCCGGGGCGCTGGAGTCGCTGATGGATGCCCAGTGA